CTAAACGGCGACTTTGCCTTGCAATGGGTTGAACGAAATAGCATCGTTCAGGAAGTCCGGCGAAAAGTGTGCATATGTCATTGTCTGAGTGATTTTGGCATGGCCCAAAATGCGTTGCAGAGTCACAATATTCCCTCCGTTCATCATGAAGTGCGTTGCGAACGTGTGACGCAAAACATGCGTCGCTTGTCCTTTCGGTAAATCTGGCTTTATCGTCCTAATCAGCGTGCGGAAAGCGTCATAACTTGCATCTGGGAATAGCTTGCCTGTTTCTCGAGTGAACAGGGCCTCTCTAACATCCTCAGAAACTGGCACAGAACGCCTTTTACCGGTTTTGGTATGTACAAAAGTCACTTTGCCGCCGATGACGTTTTCAACACGTAATTGGCTAGCCTCTCCCCATCGTGCGCCGGTGCTTAAACACAAGACTGCAATTTTGTAGTTATCACCTTCCGCGCTTGCAAGCAGGTGTTCGATCTCGGGTTGTAAAAGAAATCCCATAGACGTCGGGGCTTCCTTGAGTTTGTTTATCCCGCGCAATGGATGAACGCCGTGGTACAAGCCTGCCTCAATCAGGAAGGTGAACATCCCCGATAGAACAACAAGATTACGGTTAAGCGTAGAAGCCTGGTCACCTTCGCTCAGTCTCAATACCCGATAGTTAGCAAGACGCCTTTTATCTATTTGGAACGCCGCAGGGTAGTCCATACTCCGGTTGATCTTGTTGAGTTTGTAACGATAAGACTGGCCATGATCTATGGTCTTACCGTGATACACCCACCAAAGCTCAATTAGCTCAGATAAAGACCGCTTATCTGTTGGTTTTGCTAGCCACCCCTTGTCGTGATAGTTCACAAGCGTGTACTTCTCAAAAGCTTGTGCTTCGTGCTTCTTGTCAAATCTCCGACGGATACGCTTTCCGTTGCGCCCGTTCGGCCTTATGTCCACTTCATATCGACCATCTTCGAGCTTCTTAATCGCCATCGCGAAGCCCTCCGAGGAAGATTTTACTTTCATGAATGTAACTGGCTTTTACACGAAAATTATTGAATAGATAATTTAAGTGAATGTTTAGCCAGTCTTTTGGTCTGAGTGCTGCGAGGTTGTTGCGTCTTGCCCAAAGTGTGCGAGTGCCGGCGCTATTTGGCCGGATTCGGGTGAAATTCGATCACTCATAAACCATAAAGTATATTTTTCAAACCGTGGATGGCTCAGGATTTTCATCGCGGCATCTAGTCCCATCCCTTTAGATCTCGTCTCATAACTGGATAGTGAACTATAAGGAACTCCAGTTAACTCACTGAATTCCTTTCTATTTAATCTTTCTGACTCTCTAATCAGCTTTAACTTCTCTGCTATGTCTATTGACATGGGACTCCCTTTGCATGATTATTTGCAAATCGTAGTAATTAATTGTCATTGGTAGTATCAAAAGCACTATAGGTAACTATAAGCCCCTATAGGCAACTGATTACTACAATCGGAGAGGTTACCAGATGGAAAAGCAAGTAGTAAGGCTTTCTGACGCATTGCCCTATCAGGAATTTGCCAAGGTCATCGGCAAAACGCCTGAAGCGGTAAAGGGCATGATTGATAAGAACAAACTGCCAGTTGTGGAAATGCGCACCCCGGAGGTGCCAACGGCGCGCGCTGAATACTGGGTTTACCTCCCTGCATGGAATGAGGGGATGAAATTAGCTTTCGAGAGTCGCCCGAAAGAAATCCGCGACGGTTGGTTGCAGTGGCTTGGACTCGGTGAACCTTCTTCACCAGTTCGCTAAACGAGGTAATGACTATGCAACAGCCTATCTCTATTGCGCAGCTGCTCTGGAACCATCAGGCGGCACACTCACTTGATACCACTATCACCCATGGCAAAGGGCGCAAGGGCATTATCATCCGCACCCGTCGCGCTGGCCGCTGGTTTTCTGCAGTCAATTCCATTTTACGTAGGGGGTTCAAATGACAGTTATGACTGTTGCAACCGTCCGTAGTCAGCCCGCCGGGTTGCGCGGTCTTATCGGTAAACATCTTGCCGCGCCGCGCTGGCGTGATACCTGCAATTTCTATAATGACATGATGGAGCGTGAGCGCCTGACCATCTGTTTTCATGCGCAGCTTAAACAGCGTCACTCTGTGCTGAAACTGGAGGAAATGAGTGAGGGCGACTGTGAGCGCATTGTCTGTGCTATTGGTGAATTACGAAGTGCGTTTGCTAAGTATCGTAAGCACGGTATTAGCAAGTCCGGTTATATTGGCCGTTTGACCATTGGCCAACGCCGTACGTTATTTCTTCATGCGGGATTGACCGAGGCCGAATTCAGCCAGCCATACTGGCGCATTGATGATGAATCATGCACGTGGCGAGAGGCGCTATTCAAGGCACTACGTGAATTATTCAACCTATTTGAGCACGCCCCAACAATATTGACGGCAGTTAAGCCCGAAAAATATTTGCATTAATTAATACCTGTTCTTTTTAAAGGCGCTTCATTGCGTCGGGCATTCTATTATCTGGAGGTTTATATGCATATGTATAAAACCGTCGGCCAAGCAATGCGTAATAAGGCTGACAATGAGTCACGTGATTGGATGTTGAGAAACGCCCGCAACGAGGCCAAGGCTGACGCTGCGACCAGTTTCTCGTCACACCTAGACCGCATGGCAACCTATGCGACAGTGAACCACCTGTCTTGCGTTGAGATTATCGAACTGCTCCGCGCTGAGTCTGAGAAGTTAAACCATGAGGCGCTTGCGCAAAAGGCGGGTCAACCACTTAATGAAAATGAGGTGTGGTAACCATGCCGGATTTAATGGATTTAGCACAAGAGCGACAGGCGATGGTGCTGGATGCGCAGATATCCAAAGCTCGCGCTGTTCGTGCTGGTCGTAATGTTTTCTTTTGTGATGACTGTGGGGAATTGATTCCAGATGCTCGCCGGGAAATTTTACCGGGTGTGGAAACTTGCACGGCTTGCCAGGAGGTTAGAGAGGCTAAAAGTCAAATTTATGCGGGGAAGTCATGACGGAGTTCTCTATTTTATTCGGCCTGCTGGTTTTGCTGGTAGGTCATTTTATTGCTGCTGATTTGAGTGATTCAGAATTTGCACGCAGACCAGAAACCCAAAATTACGATTGAGGGCATAGCATGAAAATTAGAATCGATAAAAACTGGGTAATTACTAGTGACACATTCCAATTCATTCTTAACCGCAGAAAGACCGTTAAAACCGGTAAAGAAGTAGGCAAAGAGTGGCTTGATGCTATTGGCTATTACCCGACTATCCCGCAACTGGTTTCGGGCCTGATCCATCAGGGTATCCGCGATTCTGACGCTACCACTCTTGCCGAGCTGGCTTCCGAGGTTGAGCGCATTGGCCTGCTGTGCCAAGCGGCATTCGCCAATCACTCGGCTGTTGTTGAATGAGCGAGGCAGGTCGGGGGCGCATTGCCCCCACGCCACCACTTGCCTACCCAGGAAACACCGGCGAGCCTTTCGTCGGTGTTCACCCATGGAATGCCCCCAAGAAAGCTATTGGCAAAGAGAGACCGCTTACCCGTGAGCAACACGCTCAGGGGCAAGCTGTTTTGCGTAATATCCAATCCCTTCCGCACTTCGTTGGTGCGATTTTCCTGTCGCGTCATGCTTATCTGCTGAAAGAGAAAGGGCTACACGATGCCAATAAATGGCTAATGCTCCAGTTTCAACGCCGCATCTGGCCGCGTATCGAAATCGTTAACGCTAAAAATGCCATGGATCTAAATGCGTCACCGTGCTTTATGGCGGAGGTTGACAACTATGCACGCCTGCCGGGTATGGATGATAAAGAGCTGCGGCGTTTTGCTGACCGCATTGCTGGGCAGTTAATGCAGAACTATGAGCGTTATTGCGAGGAGTTTATCGAAGCCAATGGCGGCGATAACACCGGGTTAATCAGCGACAGCGTGCAGGCTGATTTTTATGGCCATGTTGGCAATATGGCTCGCGCGTTTAATGTTACCCCGATGCACTGGCGCAAATATCGCAAGGGTGCGCTTGACGCTGCTTCAGCGATTGCCAGCCTGTCACGGCTGGTTAACTCCGAGTGGTGGGAACGTCAGTTGAAAGCACTGCGTACGCGCTGGCGCGAGGCGTTGCTGATAGCCGCCGGAGAGGTCAACCGTAACAAGTACCCATACGCCAGCAAGCAGGCTATCAGGGATGTGCAGGCGCGGCGACTAGCCAATATGGAATACCTGAAAGGATGCGACCTGGAGAACGTCGAAACCGGTGAGCGCTTCGACCTGATTGATAAGGTCATAGCGAGCATTTCTAACCCTGAAATCCGACGCATGGAGCTGATGAGCACCATTGCAGGTATTGAAAAGTATGCCGCCAGCGAGAGACATGTCGGCATGTTTATCACCCTTACCACGCCGTCCAAATACCACCCGACGCGCGTCGTCGGTAAGAAAGACAATCCCCAGGTTCAGTTTAACCACAATTGGGATGTAGAGGCATTTTCCCCTAAAGACGGTCAGCGCTACCTTGTTGGTATCTGGAGCAAGATGCGCACCGCGTTTAAAGACCGTGACCTGAATGTTTACGGAATGCGCGTTGTTGAACCGCACCATGATGGTACGCCGCACTGGCACATGATGCTGTTTTGCGAACGTAAGCAGCGCCAGCAGGTTATCGACATCATGCGCCGGTATGCCATAAAAGAGGATGCTGACGAGCGTGGCGCAGCCAAAAATCGCTTTGACTGCAAGCACTTGAATAAGGGCGGCGCAGCGGGTTACATCGCTAAATACATTGCCAAGAATATCGACGGCTATGCGCTGGACGGTGAGATCGATCACGATACCGGTAAGCCGCTGCGAGATATGGCCGCCGCTGTGACTTCCTGGGCGTCAACGTGGCGCATCCCTCAATTTAAATCTATTGGTGTTCCCACCATGGGAGCATACCGCGAATGCCGCGCCAGTTGCCTACGTGGGATTAGCTTGGCTGACACCTTCGACGAACGGGTCGAGGCGGTTCGCGCTGCTGCGGATGCCGGTGATTTTGCCGCATATATCGCCGGGCAGGGCGGGGCAAACGTGCCGCGTGACGTTCAGACCGTACGTGTAGCACACAAGGTGGCCGATGAGCCGAATGCCTACGACGAGGAGGTGCAAAAGGTGGTTGGCATCTTCGCGCCGCATCTTGGCTCTGGTCATGTATTTGAAACCCGTACAACAGAATGGCGCATTGTCCGTAAAGCCGTTGACGTTGAGCCTTTGACTTTAAAAAGCGCCTCTGGCGCGCCTCGGAGTCCTGTCAATAACTGTGGGGAGGTTGAGCGAGAACGGGATCCAGTTTTGACTGTTACACCGCCTGAGTACGTCACAGCGGTGATGAATTTGATTGAGAGCGGGGATGTTAGCTGGGATGACCCGGACGTCGCTAGGGTGCTTAAGGACGCTGTAAGGGGGCAATCACTAAAGGCCAGCGGCAAACAACTCATCAAAAACCGAAATAAATCACGAATTGACGCCCCGTCAGCACGTCTGACGTCGGCGGAACGTGACCGCATTCCTAAAATCAGAATTGAGTTGGCACTGCATGGTATTACTACTGAGCCTTGGGAGCTTAAGGCGCTAACGCGTGGTGCCACATTGATGTATGGAGAAGCAACATTCTCATATCCGTTGCTTGATGATTGGCAGCATTTTGTCATTGGTGATTACGCATGATACAGAGATTTACTGTGAGTCTGATAAATTTTTAAGGAATGTGATCTGACTTAAGATATTTGCAAATTAAATGTTTGTGAACATAATGATTTCCATAAGAAAATCTGTAGAATGAGAGCCACTAACCAAGAAGGAACGGTATGAGCTTCTTCTTAATCTTTTGTTCAAGAGGGAAATATTTAAATGAACACAAGAAAAACAATAAAAATCAATAAATTACTTCTAGACTTGGATAACTCGCGATTCACGTCCCCTGCAGAAAGTCAACGGGATGCCATATCAAAAATGATGGAAATTCAAGCTGATCGAATCTATAGGCTGGCGAAGGATATTGCTGAATTTGGGTTGGATCCATCAGAGAATATTCTTGTTTATGAGAGCGAAGATGAACCAGGTTTCTACGTGGTTGCTGAGGGTAATAGGCGTGTCACCGCTCTGAAATTGTTACTCTCACCTAATATTGCTCCAAATGAAAAGATAAGAAAGTCATTTGATAAGGTTAAGTTAACCTTGCGAGATGAAATACAGTCGATTGAAAACTGTATTGTATTTGATGATGATGCCTATAATCATTGGGTTGATTTAAAGCATACCGGACAAAATAATGGTGTTGGGCGTGTGGAATGGACTGCACCCGAGAAAGCTAGACATATGGCACGGAATGGCAGGCAGTCATTTGGGAATCAGCTTTTTAGCTTCATAGAAATCAATGGAGAATATTATAAGAAAATCATTGATAATAGAAAAAATGTTCGCATTACTAACATTAGCCGTCTTTTTGGTGATGTTAAAGTAAGACGATTTTTCAATGTAGATAGTATAAGTGGTGAACTGTATTGTTTTCAGCCTTATGATAGATTTCTTGAGCAGCTAAATAAAATATTAACCTTAATGATTGAGCTCGATGATAAAGGAAAACCGATTTTCACTGTGAATAGAATCCGTAGCCAAGATGAACGGGTACGTTTTATGCATGAGCAAAATATCACTGAATCTACAACATTATTAAATAAACCTTGGCGTCTTATCGATGGACGGCCAAAGGAAGATTCTCTAGTGAAAACTAAAGGTGAAAATAGTAGCGAAAGTAACTCTAAAAATAGACTTGCCGGAGAAAATACACCATCTGGGGAAAATTCAACTTATGAAGTTAAGTCGGAAGATACTGAAGTTATAAAGGAGGAGGCGACTAATAAACCGACCCCTGTGACAAGGCTACCAAAGGCAGATAGAAATAATTTAATACCATCAAATATAAAATTAAATTTCAGGAAGAACAAAAAATGTTCTAGAATATTTAATGAGCTAAAGGGTAATTTAGGATTTAATGAAACTCCAAATGCTATAGCCATTATGCTTCGTATATTTATCGATCTTTCCGTTACTACCTTCATAGAGGATAACTCACTTATATTTAAGGATGCTCCACGCACTCCAGGCCTCCATGATAAAGTCGTAATGTGTACAAAATTCCTTAATGAAAATAAAAAGCTACTCAGTAGTGAATGTGCTGCTGTACTAGCTTTTTCAAGTCAAATATCAAAATCTAGTGGTACATTGCAGCAATATGTACATAATCCACATTTCCATCCGATGAAAGATGCGCTTAACGCTGAATGGGATAACTTTGAGAATTTGCTTGTTGCAATATGGAGTTAATATAAATACATGCGCGTCTTTCTGGACGCGCATGTACTTAATATGCTACAATACATATTATAGTAATATTTTATATGGTTGGCCGCTGATGTTTTATACGCCGTTGCGATATCCTGGTGGGAAAGGAAAGCTTTCTTACTATATTAAATCAATTATTGATGTAAATAACATCAATGATGGTGTTTACATCGAACCCTACGCAGGTGGTGCGGCTGTTGCATTAGAGCTTTTAATGCAAGAATATGTAAGGCACATTCACATAAATGATATAGATCCAGCAATTTACAATTTTTGGTTCTCTGTGATTAATCATACTGATGAGCTATGTAAACTCATAAATGATGTTGATGTCAATATTGAAGTATGGGAAGAGCAAAAGAAAATTATAGCCGACCCAAAGAGTAATACACAATTGGCGATAGGATTCTCCGCATTTTTCTTAAATAGAACCAATCGTTCTGGTATATTAAAGGCTGGTGTGATTGGTGGGAAAAAACAGGACGGAAATTGGAAGATGGATGTTCGGTTTAATAAAAAGGACTTAATAAATAGAATAGAAAAAATTGCTGATTACGGATCTCGGATTTCATTGTATAACTCGGATACATTGGAATTTTTAAATGGGCTATCGCATGTAAATACAACTAATACTCTTCTGTATTTGGATCCGCCATACTACCTTAAAGGACAGGGGTTATATCGCAACTTTTATAATCATGATGACCATGTTTTGGTTATGAAAGCTTTAAAAAATACTTATTTTAAAAACTGGATTGTATCCTATGATAATGCAGTGGAAATAAAAGAGATTTATCAGGATTTTAGAATTCAAGAGTATTCTTTGCAATATACTGCACAACTTAAAAAGGTTGGCGGAGAAGTTATGATCTTCTCTCCTGAAATAAAAATCCCTCCTCTGCCAATTGGTATTAAAACTGCAATGTAGTTTTTTGTGTGAGATTCATTCGTTTATAAATGCGATTTTTTCTTAAAAGTTATACTTTTACAATTAATTAGTGCATGCCAATTATTTATAATCTAAGAGATAACAATGGGGTTAAAAATGGAATTATACAGTATTTTCCCAAAAGAACAGGTTCTTGATTATTTCAAAGGAAATGTGGTCTTTAATAATTATGAAATTAAAGATATAGATGAAATTATAAAAAATAAGTCGACCTCGGTGTTTCAAGTGGGAGCTAGGTCGTGGGATCGTTATGTTCATATGAATAACTATAAAAAACCTAGATTACTCATGCAGCACTTCATTAATGAAAACCCTTTACTTTATAAAGAAGTTGAGCGAGTTATTGGTGAAAAATGCTTGAGTGATATTTCATATGTAAATGCAGTGGTTAACGATCCGGAACTACCTAACCCAATGAGCGCTGAATTACTTGTTGCAACTATATATCCCGGCGAGTTACATATTGTTGATATTCAACTTATTGACCCCTATCAACCTATAAAGCCTCAGAAGTATGTTCTTCAACCTTATAAGGGGTTGGGGATGTTAAATATTGTAATTGATAATTGCATTAAATACTGCTTAAAAAATAATATCAGGTTATTAACGTTAGTGGCGGCTACCAAAGAATTAATTTCAGTATTTGAACGTCACGGGTTCAAAGTTGAGGATAGTCCATCAGCAAAGATTGGCATGCAGTATAACATGTCTATACCGATGGTATTAGAGATTGCCAAAGGTTAGAGCCAGGGGTGAATGAATAAGAATGTTTTTGCATTTTTTTCTAGTAGTATCTATTACCCTGCCGCACCAATACTGGTGCGGTTTCTTTTGGGATAGGCAACTGCATGAAAACCGACCCATTAAGCGGGCAGGCGTGGTGGGGATAGCATTGCGCGCAGAGTGAATTTTTTTTCAAAAAATAATTGTTTTTCCTCGTCGTGGCGGCGTTGAATTGTTGAAATTAAATCAGGGGTGGGGGAAGGGATTGCGCGTCGTGAAGGGCGTCTGAGAGCGTTAGAACGTGGTATAGAAAAGCCGTCTAAAATGTATCAGCTCAGACCAGATCTGAGAGTTACCGCGGATAGAGCATAATCTTATCTGACAGTCGGCTTTGAGCGAGAAGCCGACCAGGAGCACATAATCGAGGCTCCCATATTTTAATTTATTGGTAACTATCCCCCCCTCTCGCTCATCTTTCTGCTGACAAGTTTAACTCTAGCAACTTAAATAACAGATAAATTGTTGTCGAGGATGGTTAAAGTCAGTATTCAGAATTAAAATTTATTCTACCTCATCTAGTTATAAAGATACTTTTTTGTGGTGGTGAAGTTAATGGTCAGCTAGTGAGATCAAAATGAACACCAAATAATACGCTGAAGTAGATAATGAAAAAATAAAAATCTCATAATTACTACTTGGCTACTTTAAGGTAGTGCTGATTGGTACAATGCTCACTTAAAATTAAAAAAAAAGCAGTTATGATTTCATCACATGCATTGTATATATTATTTAGTTCTCCAAGGGTATATCGCTCTCCAACTTCTAAGGCGCTTTCACGCCCATGTGCTACGGCGTTACGCCTTTCTCGGAGGGCATTAACTCGTCCTATTGATGCAGGAGATACTGTGAAATTAGGGGCCCCAAAAAGACCAAGAGCCCAAGACATTGTATTAGCATCGACATTTTGCAAACTTTCAGCCAAAGGATTATCAGTCACTCTCATAGCTGCTTCACTAAGAGTTGCTTCAAATAAAGAAATTGATTTATCAAATATTTTATTTCTACCACATTCATTTATTGATTTCACTCCACTAAAGTGGAATATGCTATGAAGAGAAGCAATGCAGTCAATGCTTCTATTTCCATGACTGGAAATTACTTCCAGCGCAGCCTCTATTGTTGTGTTAACTGACCTTTCTACTGCAGAATAAATAGAAACCAACCAAAGTCCTTTAAGGGATTTTATATTGTTACTGGTTTGTTTCAGCGGTTCTGGCCCGTTTTCATGCAAGAAAACCAAAAGCGAGTTAGCCTCTGAAAATCTATCCCTGATTTCGACTTGCGCATTTTCAAAACTCATATCAATATTCTCTGCGATACAAAATCTATTCTTCCGGTTAGTTTGGGGAGGCTATTTGTAGCGCCAGTAGTAAGATCTTTAAGATGAGCATCCTCAAGCAAATCATTAAGTTTCTGATCATCAATTTGATTGCCCGCAGCAAGAACATCTGCCACACCAACGGAAATGGCTTCAAATAGAACTAGAGGTGTTGAGTTCAAGCGATTTGCACGCACTATACCGTTAGGTAAAATTCTTTTTATTTCTGAAAATGTCTGTTGAAATATATTTCTTAACTCATTTTCATTTTTAAATGATTTGGTTTTTTCCTCCATGTAGTCATTTAAAAAACCTTTAACTGAGTGTTTGAATGATAGCCTATTTTCATAATACGCGAAAAACTTCAGAGCTAACTCTTCCAGGTTTCCCCTGCCATTTTTATCACTTCTTTTAATCACTGCGTCAAAATCAGAATTCCTTACGCAGTCTTTAATGAACTCAGCGAATCGACCTCGAAAAACACAATTACGGATTTCTTGGTCGTGAAGTATGATACCTCCAGTGTTTAGCCTCTCAAATAAATCAAATCGAACTTGAAAGTCACTTTGATCATTAAGAACTGTAACGCGTAGAGGTCGAGTTAAAAAGTTTAGCTTAAGATTGCTTGGCATTGCGTCAAATAAAACCCCATTAAGCGATGACACCTTTTCCAAGCCTTTTAACGTTAATTCGCCTAAGTCTTTATCGTCAATGACCGCAAGGTTATGCGAAACAAAACGAAGAATTGTTGTTATTCTTTGCAGTCCATCAATTACTTCCCAAGATGCATCTAAATTGGTTGCCATGAAAATGTTTGGGATAGGGATGCCAAGAAAAATTGATTCAATTAATTGCGACTGTCTGACGGCATCCCATACAAATCGTCTTTGATAATCTGGAGATACGTTGATATTTTTTTCAGCAATCATGTCTACGAGTTGTTTAATAGTTATGTCGTAAGTGTCGAATCCAACTGTTCGTCTTTCTTTTTGTATTTCTGCAAGTACCTCTGAAAAGTTCATAACTACACATCCTAGGAAAGAAAATTTAGTAAATCATAACAAAATCACTTACAAAAGACGATAGTGGAACAGTCTGTCCTACATCCTGGTTACAAACGCATCGAGGGACGTGCAACGTTCGCTTTTGGCACAGAGCTATCTGTAAGATTGGATTTGGCTCTGTGCCGTAGCCGTGTCAGGACAAGTCGCGACTAATACACCTTAATTAGCAGCTTTAGGGTTACTCGTCGTCGTTGTCGAGGCTGTATTTTTTAAACCGGATGACCTCAATACCAAGCCAGTCATTAACCTCCTTGATGCGCTCCTGGAGCGGTGTCAGCTCGTTGCGCACAAAGACCTTGGCCGCTTTCTCTACGTCGCCAGTTGAGCCGACGTTTTCCGGCTTGCCCCCCATCAACTGATAGGGGATACGGTGGGCGTCCATCAGGTCAGCCGCGCTGACTTTCTTGATGTTAAAGAAATCATCCTTAGTGGCCACTTCACTGAGCGGCACGATTTTAATCCCGTCGGGCTTTCCGTTCGGTGCATAGAAAAACAGGTTCTTGAAATTACCCAATCCCTTTGAGTGACTCATCGCCTCGCGTAGCGCATCGACGTCGGTGGTGCTCTGGGCTGCGTCTGTCACATACATGATGTAACCGGCGTGCGCGCCGTTCTGGTAATACTTGCGGCGGAACAGCGTGGCGGACTCGTTCAGCCATGCTGAATTAAGCGCGCTCAGGTATTCAGGCATCCCGTAAAGCTCCTGGTTAATATCCGGCTCCAGCAGGTGAAACACGCTATCGGGGGCGAAGCTGTGCGGCTCGGTAAAGGATTGCACAAACCAGTAAACACCACGCTCCACGCCGCGTCGGGTGTATTTGGCCGGGGAGGTGGCAAGCTTCATCAGCTTGCCGCTGACGCTTAAACGCTGCTCTAAAAAAGCGTTCCCAAAGACCAGATGGTCAAGCGCAAAGCGGCTAAAATCCTGCTGAGATAGCAGCGGGTGCGGGATGTAGGTGCTGGCCAAGATGTTGCGCTTAACGTAAATCGGTGAGCTGTGATGTACTGCAGCGCGAAAGGTTTTCGCCAGTCCGGAAAAACTGATTGGCGGTTCTATCCATTTGCCGTTACCGACGCACTCGGTGTAATCCAAAATGTCACGGCGATCCAATACCGCTGACGGCTCGCCAAAGGTGAACGCCTGCGTAGCCTGTGCTGGCTGCGCGCTGGTTATGGTGGCCTTTTTGTTGCGGCGGTTGCGCTTATTCATCGGTTGAACTCCAGGATAGATTTAGACGGCTGACCATTGGCGGCGGTGAGCGGTTCGTTTAACAGGGCGTGCATGGTCGCCCACGCAACGTCGGCGTGGCTGGCTTCTTCACTGCGGCTGGCGTCATAAGTGGCACTGCGCCCGCTGGCGGTCATGGTTTTGCGGATGGCCATAAACGATTTGGTGATGTCGGTGTGGGCGATGTCGTACTCCAGGCGGCCACTGCCAATCGTGTCTTTGGCTTTCAGTACCATGGCGGTTTTAACTTCCGGGCTATAGCGGATTTCCCTCGCTGCCGGGTAGAAGGCGCGCACAAGCTGAAATACACCCTGGCCGATGCCGGTGGCGTCAATGCCGATATAGTCGACGCAGTATTTTTGGGTTAGTGCTTTGATAGCGTCGGCCTGGGCGGCAAAGTCCATGCCTTTCCACTGGTGATGCTCCAGGATGCGAAATTTACCGCCTGCGACCATCGGCGGAGCCAGTACCACACACCCTGCGCTGTCGCCGGTGTGCGCAGGGTCATAGCCGACCCATACCGGGCGGTCACCGAAGGGCCGCGCCGCATAGGGGTTAACGTCCGTCCATTCCTCCAGGCTGTCGACCATGCAACCCTGCAATTCCTCAAACGGGAACACCGAGGCTTTATCGTCCACGAATTCGCACATAAACAGATTGCGGAAATCATCGGCGCTGTTTTCCTGTTTCAGCATGTCAAGGTCGAACAGGTTGCAGCCTCCGGCGAGGGCGTCCTCAATGGTGACAATCTGCCGCCATTGGCCATCACCGCAACGCTTGCCCGCAGCGAGCGCGCTGTGGCTGATATCGATCTCCACGCGTTCACTGGCATTTTTACGGCCTTTGTTGAACAGTTCGCCTGACCAGAATTGAAACGCGCCATGCCCCAGGGTGGAGGGCGTGGAGAAGTAGGTTGACCGCAGGTGTTTCTGTGAAGCCATGCCGGAGGCCACTTTGCGCAGCTTTTGGAAATTGGGGATCCAAAAGATTTCATCGACCAGTAGGTCGCCGTTATGGCTCTGTGCTGTGTTGGAGTTGGTGCCGAGGAATATCAGTTTTGCGCCGTTGTTACCGAGCACAATAGGGTCGCCGGTCAGCTCAACGTCAACCAGGTGAGCAAATTGAATAATGTATTCACGGAACACATACGCCTGTGTCTTGCTCGCCGAAAGGAACACCTGATTGTGGCCGGTTTTCAGCGCGTGCAGCAGCGACTCGCGGGCAAAATAAAACGTCGCGCCAATCTGACGCGATTTCAGGATGTTGCGGATACGGTGCGCCAGCCCGGCTTTATGCCAGCCGAGCTGATACTCGAATGAATCATCAAAAAATACCTGCTCCAGCTTGGCAATCGCCTCTTTGCTGAAATAGTTCTTTTTCGACTTCTTGCGCTCCCCTTTGTTGCGGTTGGCCACGTTGGGGTTAAGGTCGGCCTCGTTGCCGGTGGTCATGTAACGATTAACCCGTGCTAACCGCTCAATCTGGCGGCCTAATAGGTCAATCTCTTTGTAATCGCTGCCCTCTTTTTTGCCCTTCAAAATAAGCTGAATAATCCGCGCTTCCAGGCTGGCTTCGACGCGGGAAATCGGCGCAATCGCGTCCCATTTTTCGCGCTGTTTCCAGCTCTGCACGGTGGGTGCCTTTTGGTTGAGCATTTCGGCAATCTGCTTGACGGAAAACCCTTGCCAGTAGAGTAAGGACGCCTGTCGTCGCGGGTCGAGCAGTAGTGTGGTGTCGGTCTGAATGTGCATGCTGTGCCCTCGTGGTGGTGACGAGGGCAAGGCTACGCAACCGGCACCGGCGGCGCGCTAAGGTGCTGTTGTGTCAGGGGTAGTCCGTCGGCCATTGCTGGTCGCGTGAGTGTTTGACCGGGAAACTAGCCCTGACATAACACTCCTATCAGGACAAATGACCATGGCAAAAAAAGTATCAAAGTGGTTTCGCGTTGGCGTCGAGGGTGACACCTGCGATGGCCGAGTGATTGACGGTAATGATATCCAGCAAATGGGCGAGAGCTTTGACCCGCGTGTCTATGGCTGCCGCATCAATTTGGAACACATCAAAGGGCTATTTCCCAACGGCGATTTCAAGCGCCTAGGTGATGTGGTCGAGCTGAAGGCCGAGCAGATTGACGACGATTCAATCCTCAATGGCAAGTGGGCGCTGTTCGCCAAGTTGACCCCTACCGACGACTTGGCCGCCATGGTGAAGGCGGGCCAGAAGGTTTACACCTCCATGGAGATCCGCCCGAACTTTGCCAACACCGGCAAGTGCTATCTCGTTGGCCTCGCGGTGACTGATGACCCGGCCAGCCTGGGCACGGAATACCTTGAATTCTGCTCTCGCGCTAAAACCAACCCGCTCGCGGGCCGTAAGGCCGAGCCGGGCGACCTGTTCTCAGTGGCCACGCTGGTCGAACTGGAGTTCGAAGAGGTGCCCGATACCCTCCTGTCCAGCCTGAGCGAAAAGGTAAAAGCCATGTTCAGCCGCAAGCAGGAGAGCGATGACGCGCGTTTTAGCGATGTGCATGAGGCCGTCACGGCGGTGGTGGAGCAGGTACAGGCCAGCGGCGAAAGCACCGCACAGCGTTTTACCGAGCTGGAGCAGGAAATTGCCGGGCTGAAAACCGCAGCAAAAGAGAGCCAACAGCAGTTTGCCGAGCTGAAAACCACGCTCGACAACACCGAGAGTTTTAGTCAGCCGGGCCGCCCGGCGGCAACCGGTGGCGATGGTGGAGATAGCCTGCTGACCAACTGCTAACCGACTGACCGGGGAGTAGTACGCCCCCTGTTACCACCCCGTTTATTGACTAGGAAACCCTAATGAAAAAAGAGACCCGCTTTAAATTTAACGCTTATCTGACGCAGGTTGCGAAGCTCAACGGCATCGACGTCGGTGATATCTCCAACAAGTTCAGCGTGGAGCCGTCGGTCACGCAAACCCTGATGAATACCGTGCAGGAGACCTCTGATTTTCTGACCCGCATCAATATGGTGCCGGTGGATGAGCTGAAAGGGGAAAAGGTCGGCGTTGGTGTAAATGGCTCCATTGCCAGCACCACCGACACCGACGGCGGCGCAGAGCGCCAGACCGCTGACTTCACCGCACTGGAGTCGAAAGGCTATGAGTGCCATCAGGTCAACTTTGATTTCCATCTGCGTTATAAGCAGCTCGACCTCTGGGCGCGCTATCAGGATTTCCAGTTGCGTATCCGTAACGCCATCGTGAAGCGTCAGGCATTGGATTTCATTATGGCCGGGTTCAATGGCGTTAAGCGTGCGGCAACGTCGAACCGCAAACTGTACCCGCTACTGGAGGATTTAGCGGTCGGCTGGCTGCAAAAGTATCGCGATGAAGCGCCAACCCGCGTAATGAGCAAAGTCACCAACGAGGAGGGGGTGGTGATTTCCAATACCATCCGCATCGGTAAAGGGGGTGACTATGCCAACCTGGATGCGCTGGTGATGGACTCTACCAACAACCTGATTGCACCGTGGCATCAAGAGTCACCTGACTTGGTGGTCATCTGTGGCCGCAAGCTGCTGGCGGACAAGTATTTTCCGATTGTTAACCAGGAGCAGGCGAATACCGAGGCGATGGCCGCCGACGTGATTGTCAGCCAGAAGCGCATCGGTAACCTGCCAGCCGTGCGCGTGCCGTTCTTCCCGGCCAACGCCATCATGGTCACCAGCCTGGAAAACCTCTCTATCTACTTTATGGATGAGAGCCACCGCCGTCACATGGAAGAAAACGCCAAGCGTGACCGTGTGGAAAACTACGAGTCGATGAACATCGACTATGTGGTTGAGGATTACGCCTTCGGTTGCCTGATTGAAAATATCGAGTTGCTGGCCCAGAAAACCGGAAACAACCCGGACGCTGTGAAAGCGTTGGCGGGGGAGTTGGTGAAGGAAATGAAAGAGGCTGCGCAGCAAGAGACAACTGGCAAACAACCCGCAGACGATAAGGCGTAAACCATGACGAGTCCCGCACAGCGTCACATGATGCGGGTCTCGGCCATGGAGGCTGCGCAGCGGGTGGATGACCCGCTGCGCCATGCCAACGCCTACGAGCAAATGCTCGTCAAGCTGGCCGCAGACCGCGCAAAGTTAAAACAAATCTATTCCGTCGAAAAGAAAGCCGAGCACAAGCGGGCCATGCTGCCAGCCTATGCACCGTGGGTGGCTGGCGTGCTGGCCGAAGGGCGTGGCGCACAAGATGACATCCTGATGACCGTCATGCAGTGGCGGCTTGACGCCGACGATATCCCCGGCGCGCTGGTGATTGCGCCCTACGCGCTGCAATACCGGCTTGCCACCCCGAACAACAAGCGCCCGGCACCCTATTTGCTGGTTGAAGATGTTGCGTTGTCCGCCGAACGCTGCCGCAAGGCGGGGACGCCGGTGGCCATCAGCGACTTGCTGGCCACGCTGGAGTTGGTCGGCGATGCGGACATGCCCGAAGAGGTGCGCGCCAAGCTGCACAAGGTCATTGGCTTGATGCTCAGCGAGGCGGGTGATTTTGCGCAGGCGCTGGAGCACCTCAACATCGCCATGCGAAAGGACAAGGCTGCCGGAGTGAAAAAAGAGATCCAACGGTGCGAGAGTGCGCTCAAGCCCAAACCCGCCCCCGCCGCCAAAAGAACAACTGCGCGCCCGTGCAAGACTGCCGCCACCCCGGCAAAACGCGGGCGGCCACCGAAGGCGAAAAAAGTCGCCGGTTAACAGAATGCGCCCCGCGCTGGGCGGCACGATGGCCGCGACTGCCTCCGGGCTTATCAACGCCATCGTCCACCGCCCCCTATTTTGAGGTCGTCATGACAACAGTGATTATGCATAACCCCGCTGCGCCGCCCGACGAGCTGACGGCCATTATCCCGCCCCCGGATGTGGCGGAGGCGGTGATTAAAAACACCTTCTTTTTCCCCGACGTAGACCCGAAGCGCGTGCGTGAGCTGATGCGCCTGGAGCATACCGTCACGCCGCAGCGCCTGCGCCGCGCAATTCAAAGCGGTATCGCGGAGACCAATGCCGAGTTGTATCTGTACCGCGAACAGCAGATGGCCGCCGGGTTTAAATGCCTGACGGACGTGCCCGCCGAGCATATCGACGGGGAGAGCGAGAAGTGTTTTCACTACTTGAGTGCGGTCTGCGCCATGGCCACCGCTGTCCTGTACGAGCGTTACCGTACTGTCGATGCCAGTGCCAAGGGCGATAAAAAGGCCGATGACGTTGAGGCGTCGATTGACGAGCATTGGCGGGATATGCGCTGGGCGGTGGCTCGGTTGCAGGGTAAGCCGCGCTGCATTGTCGGGCAGCTCTGATGGAGGTCATTGCACAGCAGGGTGACACCCTTGACGCGCTTTGCAACCGGCATTATGGCCGCACCGAGGGCGTGGTCGAGGCGGTTCTGCTGGCCAATCCGAGTCTGGCTGAGGTGGGTGTCATTCTGCCCCACGGCACCGCCGTCACGCTGCCGGTGATGGCCACCGCCCCGGCAACCGAAACCGTTCAGCTATGGGATTAAGCATGGAGAAAATCACCTCATTCTTTGCCTATGCCGTGGCCGTGATGTTGGCCTGGGTAGGCAAGTATTCCGCGCAGGATATCGCGCTGATTGTTGGTGCCACGGTGGGTGTGGGCACCTTTGCCATCAACTGGTATTACCGCCGCAAGAGCTATCTGTTGCTTAAGCGCGCCGGTGTTCAGAAGGAGGTTATCGATGTCCTCAATCGTTAAACGTTGCAGTGTGGCGGCGGTGTTGTTACTGGCCGTGCTGCTGCCCGACTTTAACCAGTTGCGTACCTCACTGGCCGGGCTGGAGTTGATTGCCAACCTGGAAGGGTGCCGCCTGAGTCCGTACCAGTGCAGCGCCGGTGTGTGGACGAGCGGTATTGGCCACACCGCCGGGGTCAAGCCGGGGCAGGCCATCAGTGAGCGCGATGCCGCTGTCAATCTGGTGGCGGATGTTATGCAGGTTGAGCGCAGGCTGGCGCAATGTATGCCGGTGGCCATGCCGCAGCCGGTTTACGACGCGGTGGTCAGCTTTGCCTTTAACGTCGGCACCGGGGCGGCGTGCAAGTCCACACTGGCGCACTTCATCAATCAGCGGCAATGGTCGCAGGCGTGCAATCAGCTCCCGCGCTGGGTGTACGTCAATGGCGTGAAGTCTGCCGGGCTGGCCAACCGGCGCGCCAGTGAGCGCACGCTGTGCATGACGGGGGCGCAATGAAAACGCTGATAACTTTGCTGGTGCTGGCCGTCGTGGTGGTGTGGTGGATAGGGCGGGAAAACAGTGAGCTGACGCGCTCGCTGTCCGATGCAACCGAGACCATCGGCAGGCAGAAAAAAGCACTGCAAGACTCGCAGCGCTCGCTCACGAAGCTGAGAGACCGCGCCCACAGCGACGAGCGGGCGTACATGCTTTTACGTGAGCAGCGTGACACCGCCGAGGCACTGGCCAACCGTCGCAATCAAACCATCACGAGGCTCCTCAATGAAAATGAAGCTCTGCGCCGCTGGTATCAGTCTCCTTTGCCTAATGATGTTATCAGGCTGCACCAACGCCCCGGATTTGCCACCCCCGACGATTATCTACGCTGGCTGTCCGAGGGTCAGCAGTTGTCCGATACCGGAAAGCCAACCGACCACCAATGGGGCGTTAAGTGAGGATGTCCGCCAGCTTGAACGCGCCCTGGTGAGCTGCGCGCAGCAGGTCGAGACCGTGAAACACTGTCAGGAGGAATTAGATGCTCAAGCCGAAAAGCCTGCGCAAAGCGCTGAATGACGCGGTGCCGGTGCTGAAAGCCAACCCGGAAATGCTGCGCATCTTTATCGACAGCGGGGCGATTGGGGCCACGCTGGCGGCGTCGCTGTCGTTCGAAAACCGCTACACGCTCAACGTGGTGGTAACGGATTTCACCTGCGACCTTGATTTGCTGTTGGTGCCGGTGGGGGCATGGTTACGGGAAAATCAGCCCGACATCATGACCACCGACGAGGGCAAAAAACAGGGGTTTACCTACATCGCCGACATCAACAATAACGAAAGCCTTGACGTCAGTATCAGCCTGCGCCTGACTGAGCGCACGATTGTCAAAGAGGTTGACCGCGCTCTGCATGTTTCGCACGCCCCGGAGCCGCCTCCACCGGTGCCGGTTGTGCGCCCGATGCAGCTCTATATCCACGGCGAGCTAGTGAGCGAATGGGATGAGTGAGCTTAAACCCTTTGATGACAAGCTGGCGGCGCTGATTGCCAGCCTGTCACCGGCCAGCCGCCGCAAGATGGCCGCCGAGATTGCCAAGCAGCTCCGTGCCAGTCAGCAGCAGCGCATCAAGCGCCAGCAGGCACCCTGCGGCACCCCGTACGCCAGTCGCCGCCAGCCGGTGCGTGGTAAGAAAGGCCGGGTTAAGCGGGCCATGTTTGCCAAGCTGCGCACCAATCGCTACATGAAAGCCAAGGGCAGTAATGACGACGCGGTGGTCGAGTTTGTCGGGCGCGTGCAGCGCATGGCGCGCGTGCATCAGGACGGCTTGCGAGACCGGCCAACGCGCTACAGCAAAGAAGTTCGGTATTACGCTCGTCCGTTGCTAGGGTTGAATAGTATTGATAGGGATATAGTTGAGAGTGTGATATTAAAAATGTTTTAATTTTCATCATTAAATGTATTGTGTTACAACTGCCTATTGCTCTATATTTTCTCAGGATGGGAATATATTGTATTAAGTTTAAAAGGTGGTTTTTATGCAGGCTTTGTTGAACATAATAAAAAACAAACGCACCCATGTTATGGGCTATTTCATAGGGTTTAGTTCTGAAGTGCTCATTCAAGATGTTTATCTTGATTGCGAACATCATGTCACGCCCTATGAGGAAGGTGTTGAAAAAGATTACTTCATAGAGTGTGTACATGATCTTGCTGAAAGTTTTGAGTATTTAATTGATGCTAAAATGATCGATTACGGCGTTAAAACCGATGGAGGGTATAATAGAAAAATTAGCAGTAATGTGGATAAGGAATTGTCTCTTTCTCTTGTCGAAGTGTACAATAAGACTGGTAGGGTTTTATTGGAAGGTTCATTGTGTACTACGCTGGACACCCAAGGTTTTTGGGTTGTTGAGGCTGTCTTTCATGTTAAAGGGTTGCGGCATGATGCTTCGAAAGACTATGAAATACACCAAGAGTTGATTTTAGAAGCTGAGAGTTTGTGTGATAGAAGTAATTTAAAAATGGGTTTCTTTGTTTATTTTTCCGCTCTAGAGGCGGTGATTTCCAAACATATTGATACTTATAAATCAAAAATACACTCAGAGCTATTTGACCATTTGGAGCGCTTATCTTTAGATGAGAAAGTCAAGCTGGTTGTAAAGGAGTGTACAGGTATAAATGATTTTAACTTAATAAAAACATGGGGTGAGATTTTCAGTAGATTAAAAAGGGTGAAAGAAAAGAGAAACAAGATTGCACACGCCAAAAAAGTAACAATTCATAACGAGGATGTTGAGGATGTATTGTTTGTCTTGATTTGTTTTACAGCATTAATAAATCACGGGGCGAGTACGTTTGGTGATGTTAGGAAACTGCTGCCCAAGTGATGGTTCAAATATGAATACAGCAGTGGCCAACAGAAAATTGACATGTAAGTACAACTTACCCTGTTATGTAGCAAAGAGTGAGGGGAGGGTACGGATTAGGTTACTTCAACTTTGTGCATATCAAAAGAAAAGCTAAAATAACTTGACATTACCTCTGGAAGCAATGAGTATATGTGGTAGGTGGGATGTTGGTCAGCCGAGGGTTAACCTCTCGGTGTCGGGGTTCAATTCCCCAACGCCCTAAGTAAAATGTTTTTTACCTTGAAAATTTAACATCTGGCCTTCTGTTTTTAATTTCAGCGATAATCGAGTCCTCTGCAACAATGTAATCTAAACACTTTGCTTTGCAAAGTGAATTTATATCGATGTTATATGACGATTTAATATTCGCACTCCGCAAGTTGGCACCTTCAAAATTCACTCCGGAAAAATTACAATTTTTAAACATACCGCTGGGAATCGTTGCATTAAATAGTGATGAGTTTGTTAAGTCAACGTTTTCAAAAGTGATGGCTGTAAATTTTCCATAGTTAAATCTAAGGTTGTTTATTGTGCAATCCGTAAAGGTTAATTTTTTTGCTTTAACCTTCTCAAGGTTTAATGAGCGGATATTGCAGCGAGAAAAAGTGCAATTTGTCAAGCTGGATTCGTAAAAACTCAATCCGATAAGCTCGGAAGACATTAATGTGAGATCTTTAATCGCAATCCCTCCAAGAGCCAATCTTTTAATGCTTAGCTCCCTCTCTCCTGATTCAATTAATCTGCGAATTATACCCATTTTTTTAAGATTTAACTCTATTGAGGAGTGGCTTGCATAATCCTCTAATTCTTGATGGCTATTTTTTAGAATTAATTTATGATCGTTCCTTTTCTGTATAGCATAAATCACCGCACCTATAACAAAGAAGTCAATAATTGATGAGTTAGCATTTGTTAAAAAATTGCTCCAGAACTGTTTGTTGTACAAGCCTGCGTCAGTATTCGGGAAAACAACTGAGCTTAAATATGGAAAGCACAGAGATAATACTATTACGATGGTGGAGTATATTAAAAACACCATGGGTATTGATGTGAGGATTTTATCTAGTCTCATAGATCTTCTCTATTATGAAGGCTTCATTACGGTGCTATTGTATAGAAACTTGGATTAATTGCAATTTGCCGTTGTGCTGTCTAAGGAAATACAGTGCTAAATTGCAGCAGAATCTCTCCGGCGGCATCCTTTACCTATGAAAACACTCGAAACCCTCTCAGAGCTGGCGCGTGCAGTACGCAATCTTGTCCGCATCGGCGTCGTTGTTGACGTCGATATAGATGAGGGGCGCTGCCGTATCCAAACAGGCGGCAATACTACCGACTGGTTGCACTGGTTGACCTGCCGCGCCGGGCGCTCGCGTACCTGGTGGGCACCCTCTATTGGCGAACAGGTGCTTGTGTTGGCTCTCGGTGGTGAGCTGGATACCGCCTTTGTGCTGCCGGGCATTTATTCCGATGACAACCCGCCGCCGTCGGTTTCTGCTGATGCGTTCCACGTCAGCTTTCCTGATGGCGCGGTCATTGAGTACGAGCCGGAAACTGGCGCGCTGAAAGTTACCGGCATCAAAACAGCGGACGTGACCGCATCCGAGTCGGTCACCGTCACGGTGCCGGTGGTGACGGTCAACGCCAGCGAGAAAATTACCTTGGCCACGCCGGAGGTGGTCTGCACCCACAAGCTGACCACCGCCACGCTGGAAGTGCTGAAAGGCGGCGAGATGAAAGGGAATATTAGCCATTCCGGCGGCACCTTCAAATCTAATAACGTGCAGATAGATAGCCACGGTCACGGCGGTGTACAGCGCGGCGGTGGCTGGACGGAGGACACAAAATGACGGCGCGCTACAGCGGCATGAGTCGCGACACTGGCACCGAGTTAACCGACCTTGAACATATTCGCCAAAGCGTGCGTGACATTCTTATCACACCGGTTGGATCGCGCGTGATGCGCCGTGAGTACGGCTCTTTGCTATCAGCCCTGATTGACCAGCCGCAAAACACAGCGGTCAAGCTGCAAGTGATGGCCGCCTGCTACATGGCAATCCTGAAATGGGAGCCGCGCATCAGCCTGACGGCCATCACGTTCGAGAGCTATTTCAATGGCCAAGTGATTGTTGATATCACCGGCGAGCGCCGCGATGCCTGCGGCACATTTTCCTTAACCGTCCCCCTGAGCTGATAACTATGCCAACCATCGACTTAAGCCAGCTTCCCGCCCCGAATGTGGTGGAGGCGTTGGATTATGAAAGCCTGCTAGCCGAGCGCAAAGCAACGCTGATTTCTTTGTATCCGCTAGATCAGCAGGAGGCTATCGCACGCACCCTGGCGCTGGAGTCAGACCCTATCGTCAAGCTGTTGCAGGAAAACGTCTATCGTGAGCTGATGCTGCGCCAACGGGTGAATGAGGCGGCACGTGCGGTGATGGTGGCCTTTGCTACCGGCAGCGACCTCGACCAGCTTGGCGCGAATGTTGATACCTCTCGATTGGTGATTACGCCTGCTGATGACACCACGCTCCCCCCGGCCCCGGCGGTGATGGAATCCGATAGCGAGTATCGGGTGCGCATCCCGCAGGCATTTGAAGGCATTAGCGTTGCGGGGCCATCCGGTGCCTATGAGTACCATGGCCGCGCTGCCGATGGTCGGGTGGCTGACGTAAAGGCAACCAGTCCGAGTCCGGCCTGCGTAACTATTTCGGTGTTGTCGCGGGAGGGTAACGGCGCGGCCAGTGCTGACTTGCTGGCCGTGGTTACTCGCGCCTTGAATGACGAGAACGTGCGCCCGGTGGGTGACCGCGTGACCGTGCAATCCGCAAACATAGTCAAATACACCATTGAGGCGGTGCTCTATCTCTATCCAGGCCCGGAGGCGGCCCCCATACAGGCCGCAGCCGAGGCCAAGCTCAAACGCTACATTACCGCACAGCACCGGCTAGGGCGTGATATTCGTCTGTCAGCCATCTATGCCGCACTGCACGCGGAGGGGGTGCAGCGTGTGGAACTGAAAAAGCCGCTGGCCGATATCGTGCTGAACAATACCCAGGCGTCGTTTTGCGAGCAGTACCGCATCACTGTCGGGGGTTCTGATGAGTAGCCGCCTGTTACCGGTTGGCTCCTCGCCGCTGGAGGTGGCCGCCGAAATGGCCTGCGCCGAACTGGCGCGCGTGCCGGTGCCGTTGCGTGACCTGTGGAATCCAGCAGCCTGTCCGCTCAATCTGCTGCCCTATCTGGCCTGGGCGTTCTCGGTTGACCGATGGGATGAGAGTTGGACGGAGGCCGTCAAGCGCAACGTGGTGACCTCGGCGTTTTACCTGCACCGCCACAAGGGCACCATGGGTGCCGTTCGCCGGGTCGTGGAGCCGCTCGGCTATCTCATCAAAGTCTACGAGTGGTGGCAAAGCAATGACCCGCCCGGCACCTTTCGGCTGGATATCGGCGTGCTGGAAACCGGCATCACCGAGGAAATGTATCAGGAGATGGAACGGATGATTGCCGATGCCAAGCCGGTCAGTCGCCACCTTATCGGCCTCAATATCGTGCAGGACGTTAACGGCCCTATTTACACCGGCGTCGGCATTTACGATGGCGACACGATTACCGTTTATCCCGGATAACAAGCGAGAAATCATGAGCAAATACAAAGCCATTCTAACCACCGCCGGGGCGGCAAAGATTGCAGCCGCCAGTGCAGGCGGCAAGCCGTTGAAGATTGACCGGTTGGCTGTCGGGGACGGTAACGGCACGCTACCCACGCCTAACCCGGCACAAACCAAGCTGATTAACGAGCGTTACCGTGCAGCACTCAATAGTCTGACGGTTGATAAGGCCGCGCCAGACCGGCTGATTGCCGAGTTAATTATTCCGGCCAACGTGGGCGGCTTCTGGCTGCGTGAAATGGGCCTGTATGACGCCGATGGTGTGTTGATTGCGGTCAGCAACATGGCCGAATCCTACAAGCCAAAGCTGGAGGAGGGCAGCGGGCGCACGCAGACCCTGCGTATGGTGCTGATTGTCAGCCACACCGAGGCCATCACGCTGATTGTTAGCGGTGATATGGTGACGGCCACGCGCGACTTTGTGGCGGCGGCGATTGATGACCACACCAAATCCCGCAACCACCCCGACGCCACCACGGCGGCCAAGGGTTTTGTGCAACTGAGCAGCGCCACCGACAGCGCCAGCGAGGCCCTGGCGGCTACACCGAAAGCGGTCAAGACGGTAAACGATGCGGCGGTGAAGTTGGCGCAAAACCTAGCTGATTTGCCAGATAAAGCCAAAGCGCGCACCAGTCTGGGGTTAGGGTCGGCTGCAACAAAGCACGCGGGCAAGGAGGTGGGTCAAGTCATGATTAACGGTGACTTTGGTGTGGGAGGTTCCACTTCTATTTTGTCATCTGTGGATACCTTGACCCTTGTTAAGTCATTGAAAACGGGTAAGTACGCAGTTAATTCCGGCTCCACAGATATGCCAGTCAAGGATATTGCCTACTGCCTGGATTGGACATTAACATCAACCAGTAGCGGCGGGCATGGCGTTCTCATTGCCACAGGTTTAATTACTGCGCCAAGCACTTGGGATAGAGTGTATCGCAATACACTTAGAAACGGTGTGTGGCAGGGTTGGGTGGTGCTGTATGACACAGAAAATAAGCCAACGGCCAAGGATGTTGATGCCGTTTCAGCCAGCCTGGGCGGGGAGTTCCATAAAGAGATACAGGCATCGCTAGGGGTAATGGTCGCTAATAACTGGCAAGGAAAGCCCGGCGGCATTTTTCCGGGAAATGGCGATGACAGGACGTTCGATGTCTGTAACGTTGATATTAAATCTTGGTACGGCATTGGATTTTATAACACCTGTACTGGTAATGGTATCCAGGGGCGCACCATTATTATGAATGTACGCGCGGGATATCTTGAGGCCAAGGGAAATATCAAAGGGTTGGGGGTATACGATAATTCCGGGCGGGTGTATTCACCGGGTAATAAACCCACGGCGGCAGATGTTGGCGCGCTGACCGACACGCAAGCGTTACAGAAATATGCGCTACGCTCCATCCGAGTGAACGGCAAGCCGTTGAGTGCTGATGTTAATCTGTTGGCTGGGGATGTGAATGCCTGGAATAAGACCGAGGCAGATGCTCGCTATTTAATGAAAACAGGCGGGCAATTATCGGGCATTGTAAAAACCAGTTCTGAAATCCAGTCTACGAACCAAAATAACTACCGGATTATTGGTGGTAGTTATGGCACGTTCTGGCGCAATGACGGTAATGCATTGTATCTGCTGATGACCAATGCTAATGACCAACTCGGAGGCTATAGCAGCCATCGTCCTTTTGCTGTTTCAATGGCGACGGGGGGCGTAACGCTAGGGACTCAGATGACTTTAACGGATGCCAACTTTGTCGATAAGATGGGATTCTCGACCTATACAGATAGTGCCGGGAAGGCGCACCGGCAGGCCAACGGCTTACGTCTGAGGGTGGCCGATGCCCAACTCGCCGAGTTTTATTACAATGAAACGGTTGGTCAAAGTGCTGAGGTGTCTTTACATAATAAATATGGCACCACTGACTCCTATTTCTCGTTGCGTAATGATGGCTCAGTCACTATCTCAGGTGTAAGTCCTCAACTCAATTTTAACAATGGAACTGCATTGGCCATTGACGGGAATGTTCATGGTTCAGTGTGGGGTGGGTATTTAAGTAACTTTATCAGCAACGCTGTAAATGGCAGAGTGGATTGGAATTCTTTTAACAATCGTTCACATGTGGCGGGTAGTCGTCAGGCGTGGTGGTACAAGGACGAACTGACCGGATTTATTTTCCAGGGCGGCGTGGTTAACCGGGGCGAAGGCTATCTCACCTGGGTGGGTTTTCCGCGTGGCTACACACAGGACTGTTTCGGCGTCCAACTCACACTGGCCGGGCATTGGGGAGATTCAAATATGAACTTTGAGGCACAAAGCCTATCTGCAGGCGGGTTTAATGCTGCGATGGGGGATAATGAACGCGTGCTCTTCTGGTGGGCCGTGGGGGTATAAAATGAGTTACGGATACAGTGCGAGCACCAATATTCTCTATGTATTGGAAGATAAACAGGCCTATGACGCCAACGACAATTGGCCGGAGGATGTGAAACCTATCAGTGACGCTGTGTGGGCGACGTATTGCGCACAAGGGCCAGAAGGAAAAATGCGCGGGGCGGATAGTCACGGTTTACCCTGTTGGGTCGATATCCCGCCGCTCTCAAAAGCGCAGGCGGTGGAGGCCGCCAAGGTAGATAAATCACAACAACTGGCATTGTCGACAAAGATGATCGCCCCGTTGCAGGATGCGCAAACGCTGGGGATAGCGTCGGCAGATGAGCAGGCGGAGTTACTGGCCTGGATGCGTTACCGGGTGCTGATTAACCGGGTAGATACTGAAGCTGCGCCAGACATTGACTGGCCAACCCCCCCGGATGCCTGAAAGAAAAACAGCCCGCAAATTTGCGGGCTGTTCTCTGTTGACGCGGTATTCCCTGATGTTGCCGCGTTGGGTAAACCCTAACCCGTCCGTCTAAAACCCGTCCAATCGATTCGGTAGATCAATGCAGCCATATTGATCGGTGAAAACGATCGTCACGAAGTCATCCTCCTCCCAATCCCTGCGCGCCGTTGTCTGGTGGGCCTTCCAACGCTGTTGACGTGCGCGCGGCCCCGCGTGGCGGCAAGCTGTCCACACCAAACAACCACGGAGTAAACTTAATGAGTGACTACCATCACGGCGTGCGAGTCATTGAAATCAACGAAGGCACCCGCGTGATTTCAACCGTTTCGACCGCCATTGTCGGCATGGTGTGTACCGCCAGCGATGCTGATGCAGCCATGTTTCCGCTCAACGTGCCGGTGCTGATTACTGATGTGCAAGCGGCGGTAGGAAAGGCCGGTAAGAAAGGCACGCTGGCGACGGCGTTGCAGGCCATCGCCGACCAGTGCAAGCCGGTCACCGTTGTCGTGCGCGTCGCCGAGGGCAAAGACGCTGCCGAAACCACCTCCAATATTATTGGTGGCACAAATGCTACGGGCCAAAACACCGGCCTCAAGGCGTTAATGACCTCGCAGTCAGTCACCGGCGTTAAGCCGCGCATCTTGGGCGTGCCAGGGTTGGATACGAAAGAAGTGGCCGCTGCACTGGCGACGGTCTGTCAGTCGTTGCGCGCCTTTGGCTACATCAGCGCCTGGGGCTGCAAAACTATCTCTGATGCCCTCAAATACCGCGACAATTTTGGCCAGCGTGAGCTGATGCTGATTTGGCCGGATTTCCTTGCCTGGGATACCACAACCAACGCCAGCAACACCGCCTACGCCACGGCGCGCGCCCTGGGCCTGCGGGCCAAAATCGACCAGGAACAAGGCTGGCATAAAACCCTGTCCAACGTCGGCGTTAACGGCGTGACCGGCATTAGTGCCTCGGTGTTCTGGGATTTACAGGCACCCGGCACCGATGCCGATCTGCTCAACAAGGCAGGGGTCACCACGCTAATCCGTAAAGATGGTTTCCGTTTCTGGGGTAACCGCACCTGCTCGGATGAGCCGCTGTTCCTGTTTGAAAACTATACCCGCACCGCGCAAGTGCTGGCTGACACAATGGCCGAAGCGCATATGTGGGCGGTGGATAAGCCAGTCACGGCCACGCTTATTCGCGACATCATTGATGGCATCAAGGCCAAATTCCGCGAGCTGAAAAGCAATGGCTACATCATCGACGCGGATTGCTGGTATGACGAAAGCTCAAACGATAAGGAGTCTTTGAAAGGCGGAAAGCTGTTTATTGATTACGACTATACGCCGGTGCCGCCGCTGGAAGATTTAACCCTGCGCCAGCGTATTACCGATAAATATCTGGCCAATCTGGCCGCCGCCGTCAACAGCTAAGAGGACGATTAACAATGGCACTCCCGCGCAAACTGAAATACCTCAACCTGTTTAACGACGGTCTGAGCTACATGGGCATTGTCAGCTCGGTGACCCTGCCGAAGTTGGCCCGCAAGCTTGAGAACTATCGCGGCGGCGGTATGAACGGCAGCGCCCCGGTGGATTTTGGCCTGGATGATGATGCGCTTAACGTTGAGTGGAGTATCGGCGGTCTGCCGGATGATGCGCTGTGGGGACAGTATGCCGCCGCCACTGCCGCAGCGGTGCCGCTGCGCTTCTGCGGTTCTTACCAACGTGACGACACCGGCGACACGGTAGCCGTTGAGGTTGTGCTGCGTGGTCGTCACAAGGAAATTGATTCCGGCGAGCAGAAACAGGGTGAGGATACCGAGACCAAAATCACCACCCAATGCACCTATTACAAGCTGACCATTGACGGTAAGGAGCGCATCGAAATCGACACCATCAACATGGTTGAACGTGTGAACGGCGTCGACATGCTGGAGCGCCATCGCCGCAATATCGGTTTGGCGTAATTAACTTGCGGTCAGCGTGGCTGGCCGCTTTTCCCCCTTATTCACATTCAATGAGAGAACCCTATGAGCAAAACAAACAAAGCAGCAGAAAACCCGAACGTGGTCATCCTGGGTGTGCCGGTAAAGCGCGGCGATACCGAGATTAAGTCGCTAACACTGATTAAGCCAAACGCGGGCACCCTGCGTGGTGTCGGGCTGGCAGATGTGGCGAATGCGGAAGTTGATGCACTGATTAAGGTGTTACCGCGAATGACGTACCCGGCGCTGACCGAAAGCGAGGTCATCGCGCTGGAGTTGCCTGACCTTCTCACTTTGGCTGGTAAGGTCGTTGGTTTTTTGTCGCCGAATGCGGAACGCTAACGTTTCCCGCCGGGATGTCGGTTGATGACCTGATGGCGGATATTGCGGTGATTTTTCACTGGCCGCTATCAGAGCTTTACCCGATGAGCCTGATGGAGGTCATCAACTGGCGCGATAAAGCGCTCCAACGAAGCGGACACGCGAATGAGTAACAACGTGAGATTGCAGGTGCTACTCAAAGCCGTTGACCAAGCCAGCCGACCCTTCAAGCACATCCAGACGGCGAGCAGGTCGCTGTCTGCGAACATCCGCACGACGCAGCAAGACCTCAAAAAGCTGAATGCACAGGCCAGACGTATTGAGGTTTTTCGCGAGTCGAGTGCGCAGCTTGCGGTCACCGGTCGAGCACTGCAAAAAGCCAAGCAGAACGCCGAGGCGCTGGCGGTGGCAATGAGAGGTACGGTCAACCCCACCAATGCACAGGTAAAAGCGCTGGAGGCGGCCAAGCGTGCAGCCTCCGAGTTGCAGCTCAAGCATAACGGGTTGCGCCAGTCGGTACACCGCCAGCGCCAGGAGTTGATGCAGGCGGGGATTAATACCCGCACGCTGGCCAATGACGAGCGCAAGCTCAGAGCCTCCATCAGCGACACCACCAACCAACTCAATCGGCAGCGTGAGGCACTGGCTCGCGTCAGTCAGCAGCAGGCTCGGTTGAGCAACGTCCAACGGCGTTATCAGGCCGGTAAACAACTGGCGGGCAATGTGGCCGGTATGGGGGCTGCCGGGGTAGGGATTGCGACGACGGGCCTGTATGCGGCAGGCCGATTTATTGCGCCTGGCGTGGGCTTTGACAAACAGATGTCAGGCACGCAGGCCATTCTCGGCCTCGATAAATCAGACGAAAAGCTTCAGGCCATTCGTCAGCAGGCGCGTGATATTGGTGCGACAACGGCCTTCTCGCCGGGGGATGTGGCGCGCACACAGACCACGCTGGCCAAGTCAGGCTATGACGCCGATGCGGTGCTGGCGGCTACCGGTTCAACGGTAAACCTCAGTCTGGCCGCCGATGTGGATATCGCGCAGGCGGCGGACATCATCACCAACATGCAGTCGGCCTTTAACCTGTCGATGTCGGAGATTGAGCGCGTTGCGGATGTGATGACCAAGGGGTTCACGTCGTCAAACACCAACCTCATCGAACTGGGTGAGGCGATGAAATACGCCGCACCAATTGCCGAGGCCGCCGGGGCCAGCATCGAAGATACCACCGCCATGTTGGGTATTTTGGCGGACAACGGCATCAAAGCCTCAATGGCGGGAACGGGCACCAGTGCCATCTTTAGTCGCTTACAGGCTCCACGTGGGCAATCACCGGCGGCCCTGGGCGAGTTGGGTGTCAAAACGCGGGATGGCAAAGGCAACATGCTGCCCGTTGAAAAAATCCTTAAATCTATTCACGCCTCATTCAAGAAAAACAAACTTGGTACAGCGCAGCAGGCTGAATACCTGAAAGTTATTTTCGGTGAGGAGGCCATGAAAGGTGCCGTTAAGCTCGTGGCCGCCGCCGGTAACGGGAAGTTAGCGGAGAAGCGTGCAGCAATCCAGGAGTCGAAAGGGACGACGGACAGGGTGGCGAAAGTCCAGACCGACAACCTTGACGGGGATTTAAAAAACCTTCAGTCGGCCTGGGAAGATGTACAGATTGAGGTGTTTGAAAAGCAGGACTCGGCACTGAGGCAACTGACACGCTCGGCGACTGAGTGGCTAACCACTGTTGGCAAATGGACAAAGGCAAACCCGGAGCTGACGAAAAAAATCTTTATGGTCACCACGGCCATCCTGGGTGTCATTGGTGTGCTGGGTGGGATTGGGTTGGTCGCGTGGCCGGTGATTGCCGGGATTAACGGTATCGTTGCAGCGGCGGGGTTGATGGGCACAATCCTCAGCGCCGCCGGTGGGGCCATCATGGCTGTGTTGGGAGCTCTGACGTGGCCGGTGGTGGCCGTGGCTGCTGCCTTTGTCGCTGGTGCGCTACTTATCCGCAAATACTGGGAACCCATCAGCGCCTTCTTTAGCGGGGTGATTATCGGCATTTCTGAAGCGTTCGCGCCGATTGCTGCGCTGTTTACTCCGCTTAAGCCGATGTTTGACTACTTAGGCGGCAAGCTAAAGGAGGTGTGGCAGTGGTTTACCAATCTGCTCAAGCCGGTGAAGTCCAGCCAGGAGAGTCTCGACAGTTGCAAGAATGCCGGTATCGAGTTTGGGCGCAAGCTGGCAGATGCGCTGATGCTGCCACTTAAGGCGTTCAACAAGCTGCGAGAGGGGATTAAGTGGGTGCTGGAAAAGCTGGGTGTCATCAACAGTGAGTCCAGTGACATCGACAAGAAAGCGCAGAAAGCCAATGATTACGCCGCCGGGGCTAACAGGGGCGGTTATTACCCTGTGGGTGGTGCGATGCCGGGGACGTATGTGCCGGTCAGTGCTGGAGGTGGCAAGTCCTACACGGACAATAGCGTCAATAACTTCCACGTGGCCAGCGGCCACCCAGGCGGCATGACCGAAGCGCAAACCAAGCGGATGTTATTGCAGGTGGTCGAGGAGCGTGAGCGTAGGACCCGCGCGGCACAGCGTTCCACATTGGCCAGTGATTAAGGGAGGTCATTATGATGTTAATCCTGGGGTTGTTTGTGTTTCGACTTCAAACGCTGCCCTATCAGACCATGCAGCGCAACGTAGATTATCGCTGGCCATCCAATAGCCGGATTGGCGTGCGCCCGGCGTTGCAGTTTCTCGGCGTTGGTGAGGAAAAAATCACGTTATCCGGGGTGCTGATGCCGGAGATCACCGGCGGCAAGGTCTCGCTGCAACTCCTTGATGCGATGGCCGCCGAGGGGCGGGCATGGCCAATGCTGGAAGGCACCGGCACCATCTACGGAATGTTTGTGGTCAACAGTGTCAGCGAGACCCGTAGCGAGTTCTTTTCCGACGGCAGCACCCGGCGCATTGAGTTCTCGCTCACGCTAACCCGTGTGGACGAGTCTCTGACGGCGCTTTATGGGGATTTGCGGGCGCAGGCTGAGGGCTTGCTCGGTCAAGCTCAGGGGCTGGCAGATAAGGCGGGCGCAGCAATGGGAGGGCTGTTGTCATGATGCCCGGTTTAACGCTGGATGCGGGTGCAAAAGTTGCCCCGGCCTTTATGCTCACCATGCAGGGCAAGGACATCACGCAGAACATCAGCCCGCGCCTGCTGTCACTTTCTCTGGTTGATAACCGCGGCTTTGAGGCTGACCAGCTTGATATCGAACTGGATGATGCTGACGGACAAGTCATGATGCCGGTGCGTGGTGCGGTGCTCTCGTTGTTGTTGGGCTGGCAGGGGCAGCCGTTGGTCAACAAGGGCACATTCACGGTGGACGAGGTGGAACACCGGGGCGCGCCCGACACGCTGACTATTCGCGCCCGTAGCGCGGATTTTCGTGGCACGCTCAATTCACGCCGTGAGGAGTCTTATCACGACACCACCCTCGGTGCGGTGCTGGAGAAGATTGCTGCCCGCAATAAGTTAACGGCCAGTGTTGCCGAGGGATTGGCCAGTATCGCCATTCCGCACATTGACCAGTCACAGGAGTCTGATGCCAAATTCCTGACCCGTCTTGCCACGCGCAACGGGGCGGAGGTGTCGGTCAAAGCGGGTAAATTGCTATTTCTCAACGGCGGCAGCGGTGTAACGGCAAGTGGCAAACCTATCCCGCAGGTGACCATCGAGCGCCGCGACGGTGACCAACATCAGTTTGCGATTGCTGACCGGGGAGCCTATACCGGCGTCACGGCCAAATGGCTACACACCAAAGATCCGAAAGCACCGCAAAAGAAAAAGGTCAAACTCAAGCGCAAGCCCAAGGTGAAGCACTTGCGCGCCTTGCAACACCCCAAAGCCACCCAACACACGGCGAGCAAGAAGGCACCGGCAAAGCCAAAGGAAGAACGCGAGGGCGAGTATATGGCGGGCGAGGCTGACAACGTGTTTGCATTGACCACCATTTACGCCACCAAGACCCAGGCCATGCGGGCGGCTAAGGCCAAGTGGGACAAGCTGCAACGTGGCGTGGCCGAGTTCTCGCTCAATCTCGCCATGGGACGTGCGGATTTATACCCAGAAACGCCGGTTGCGGTAAGGGGCTTTAAGCGCGTCATAGACGAGCAGGCATGGATAATCACCAAGGTTACCCACTCACTGGGTGATGGCGGCTACACGACGGCGCTAGAGCTTGAGGTGAGGCTTTCTGATGTCGAGTACGAAGAGGAAAAACAAAGTGATGATTAATTATTAATTCATTGTTTTATAAGTAAAATATATTAAAATGGCCTTATCGAAACTGACCGGTAGAGGTGATAAATATGTTCCATTGCAACTTATGCGGTACTGCTGCACATGCTCGTTCTAGCCGTTACCTAAGCGAGAACACCAAGGAGCGTTATCATCAGTGTCAGAACGTCAATTGCGGACATACGTTTGTCACCATGGAGACCGTTGAGCGGTCAATCATGTCGCCCGGCAGGGTGAACCCGGTGCTGCCTCACCCTAATCACTATGGCCAGCAAAGTATGTTGATGTAA